TGCTATCATTCAGTCAGCAGCTGGAGAGGGTGCGCCGTACTTTAAGATTATTCGGGGCATCAATAGCTTTACCTTGCCGCAGCCTATCTTCCTATTCGATAGCGAGCGGTTCGAGATACGCATTGAGAATCCGCAGCGCAAGGGCGAGTACGTTCGTTTGCAGGACTTCCTCGAATCAATGCAGAGCCGTATCAATGCGGTGCAACAGCAGGCGGATAAGCAACTTGTGATATGGTTCGGAGACGCTGTGCCAACGCTGACCAATGAGCCTGCCAACGAGTGGGCGGATGATACGACAAAGGGACTTCACGAGCATGATATTTACTATAACCGAAGCTACGCACAGACGGGTGGTGGTCGGGCGTATTCGTTTGAGAAGAATCCAGACAACACCTACTCTTGGAAGGAGATAACCGACGCTGACGTATTGAAGTCGTTGGAGGCAGCGAAGCAAGCACAGGATACGGCGGATGGCAAGCGCAGGGTGTTCGTCAAGGCGCAGCCAGTACCACCGTATGATAAGGGCGATCAGTGGAGCCAAGCTACGTTCGGCGACAAATATAAGAACGACTTGCTGGTATGTGTGAAATCACGTGGCAAGGACGAGGAGTTCGATATCGACGATTGGGCTTCGGCGCAAGAGTTCACCACGAAGAAGTTTGAGGCGCAGCTGAAAGTGGGCGATAAGAAGATTGACGCTGCCATTCGTGACCTCCGCACGGGGCTTGAATCGGTGGGAATCCACTTGGATGGCGAGAATAGTACGTTGACAATGGTGGCTGACAAGACGAAGATACAAGGTACTGACGGCACGCCTTCGGCTATTTTCAATGCTGATGGCACAATCGACGCTCGGCATATCATAGCGCAAGGCACGGAGGACAGAATAGAGTATGGTATCATTGACGGCAGGGCGAACCTCATCATCAAGGATAAGCAGGGCAACACAATGTTACTCTTGAACCGCAACGGCATTGTTTTGCCAACGGATATTACGGCATACGCACAGCGCAAGGCTTTCACCATGACGGTCAAGGACGCATCAGATGGCGTGTATGTTTCGGTGCTAATCAGCCTCACACTCTTTGTGCGCAATACGGGCTTTGAGCGCAGCACCTTTGGGAATAACATCCGTATCGAGGTGGATGTGCCAATCCTCGGCATAAAGGATTTGGTTGTACCCGTTGGCAGTGGGCAGGGCAAGACGCTGAATGTGGACGAAACGGGCGAGATATTATATGTCACCACGTGGGATAAGCAGTACAAGGTTGGCACACCCATTCCCTTAACTCCCGAGTTCGAGTACAGGGTCTTGTGGCGCAATAAAGTGATAGATAAAGGTACGGGAGAAATAACGAGAATGCACGAGGGCAGTTGATTCCACTATCTAAGAAAATGAGCAAATTTGCTCACAACGCTGACCAAATTTGCTCAGACGTGTAACCAAATTTGCTCAAAACAACATATCGCACCACTCACAAACTAAAAGCCCCAAGGGCGGTGTTGAAAGGGGCATAAATAATTTTAATTATGGACGCAATATACAAGTTTTTCAGTAAGCTCGCCAGCATTGGCAGCGACAAGTATCTGCACATGCTTGCAGGATTAATCGTATCGATGGTAGTATGCCGTGGGCTGCATGCCATTGATGCATGTTTATTATTATCGCTCGTACCAGCCTTCATTGTCATGTTTGGCAAGGAGAGCATGGATTATTACTTCCGCAAGGAGCAGTTCGATTGGCACGATGTCGTGGCAGGGATGACGGGAGCACTATTGGGTATAGGGCTCTATCTGTTGTAAGAAAGGAGGTGTATTCGTATGAACTATTTAGAACAATTCAAGTATATCATGGGGAGTATTGTTAGCGGCTTATTAAGTCTGTTCTTTCCTATTCGTGACTTCATGTACGCTATGCTCATTGTCTTTGTGCTCAATTACATCTTCGGATGGATAGCAGGGATGACGCACGGCGAGCATTGGGATTGGAAGAAGTCGATGGTTTTCTTTCGTCATTGTGCCCTCTTCTTCGTGATGACCGCCTCGGTGTTCGTCACGGGTCATTTCCTGCATAACGAGGAGGAGACGGTGGGCGTTGTGAAAGTGTTGTGCGGTGTAGCGATATGGTTTTACGGCACGAATATCGTTCGCAACTGGCGACAGATGCTCATCGAAGATACCACGATGTGGAAAGTGGCAGGGTTTATCTATTACGTCTTGACGCTGAAAATGATTGATAAGATTCCTTACCTCTCCGAGTATTTAAGGAGTACAGACACAAAAGCAGCAAGTAATAGTACGATAGAATAACAAGAAGGAGTGCCTTATAAGGTCTATAAATTTTTTAGAAAATAATTATAAGAAAATTGTAAATTGAATATCAAGCTGTTACAAGAACGTTTATAATTTTTTGATAAGAAGTTGATAGAAAATTGATAAGAATTATAAGGCAGATTATTCATAACTGAAAAGGAATTATGGCAAACTTCACAATAGGAGAGATGGTACAGTCGGGCACTGCAACACGTCTAGGGCTAGATAACACACCTAGTCCACAAATTAGAGTTAACCTCACCGAGACCATGCGCTTACTGGAGTGCATACGGGCAGAGTGGGCAGAGTATTGCGAGCGCAAGGGGTTAGGCACACCAGCTTTGCGAGTGGGCAGCGGTTATCGTTCGCCTGCCGTCAATAAGGCAGTAGGAGGCGTTAAGAACTCAGCGCACATGTACGGATATGCTGCCGACCTTAACCCAGTTAATGGCAATGAGGATGAGTTTGAGCGATTCATGGCAAATGAGTTCAGTAAGATGGGTTACGCTTATGACCAGATTATCATTGAGCGGTCGAATACTTCACGATGGGTGCACGTGGGGTATAAGCGTCCCGATGGTAAGCAGCGCAGGATGTGTTTTCATTTAAAAGTATAGTAATTATGGACGATAGACAACTAAGACAAGCATTCCATGCAATGGTGACTCTCATCGCCTTATTGACGATGTTAGTCATCTTCCTTTGCAGCTGTTCGCATAAGGTATATGTACCCGTTGAGAGTGTGCGCACCGATACGCTGTATCTTTCGCATCGTGATAGCATACACGTCAAGGATAGCCTCGTTATGCACCACGTCATCAATACCCGTGACAGCGTGGCGATACATGATAGTGTGGTGATAGTGAAGAATGAGCAAGGCGAGGTCAAGGAACGATTGATTGTGCGTTATCGTGACCGATGGCACGCCACGCAGGATAACCTTACCCTGCAACGGCAGCTTGACCGCTACCGATTAGAGAATGATAGCTTGCGAGAGGCGAATAGCGAGGTACAGAACACAATCGTACCCGTTGAGAAGCAACTCACACGCTGGCAGCAAATCAAGATGGAAGTAGGCGGATGGGCTATTGGCGCAGTATCCATTGTCGTGATAGTCATTATCTCTTACATTATCGTGTGGCTCGTAAAGCGATACAGGTAAATGAAACACATCACGTTACATATCACCGAGAGCCGAACCACAGGCAACCACTTTACACAGGCTTCCGTCCGTGGCATAGAAGTTATAACTGGTTGTACAACCGGTTATAACTCCCATGAGTTGCCCCCCAAACTCCTGCAAGACATTATTTGTCATGCGCTATCATTGGCACACGGATTAGAGGTGGAGGGCAACAACGGATTTACTTATACATTCCCATTCAAACTAGCATAGACATGGCTAAGACGATAGAACCAATTTACATCCCTAATAAGCAAACGGGAAACCAACTCACGGCTGAGGAATTTAATAAGATTCCCGAGAAGATTAACGAACTCATACAAGAACGGAACGCAGAAGAGGAGCGTACGAAAGCTGTTATTGCTAAGAACAGACCCTCAATAGGGCAACTCTCCAACGTCAATGGCGAGGCGGATAACCTTACATCGGATACCTGCGTGCTGGTTTGGCTCGATGATCAGTGGACGCCGGTAAAGCTGTCAGAGCTTTTAATAGGGCAAGGCGGTGGCGGACAACAGCAGACAATGTTGTACTATCTGCGTGCTATCAATCAATTACCTTCCGCTACCTTGTCTGCCTCTAAGTCGGCAGGCGAGTGCCAAATACGCTTTATGTTCGTATCACGCACAAAGGATGTTGGACAGGCGGATTACGCTGATACAGGTGAGTGGGGAACGTATGAGATTTTCGCTAAGGCGGGCGATGGAACGTTCGTGAGTAAGGCTCGTGGTCGCTGCGCGTGGAATACGATTACCAC